TTAAGTTCATCTGAAGTAAAATGTAAATAATCATCGATATTAGGAATGAAACAATTCTTATATTGAACATCATTATTAGATAATGCCTGATATGCCAATTTTTCAGCGCTATCTAATATAAGAATATCCGAATTAGGAGTGCAATACATCCTAGCTTTTTGCATTACATTTATACGGATTTTATTTTTTTCCTCGTTATTATAGGAATGAATCTTCCTGGATGCTGTTGTAGTATAATTATGTAATAATTTATCACCAACATGATTACTTACGGGGTATTTACTACGCCATGCTATTATCTCATCAATTGAAAAATTATTACGTCTTTTTTTTCCAAGACACGTAACACATAAACTTAAAGATCGAGATCCAACTAAAACTCCATCTTGGCCTTCTTTGCGTGGATATGTTATCAATTTTCTATTACATGCGGCACATCTCATATCATTTTTTGAAAAATAACGTTTATGTTTTTTTCTATATTCAATAACTTCTTCAACTGTAATATTAAGCCTTCTTGATAACTCATAACATGCGATACACAAACCTTTTATTATTCTAGTATTTGATGAACCACATGCTATACAATTTTTTTCCAACCTTCTCTTTCTTCTATGTATTTTATACAATCCCATGATTGTTAACTCCAAGAATGTTATTTTATATCAATTATCAAGTTGAATTACCTTTACAAACTTTATCGTAATAATCAACTCAGTTAACGTAAACCCCTTCATGTAATTTCTTCTCTAAAAATCCTATATTTTTTTTCCATCCCTTGAACATTGCAATAACTCGCTCATAGTATGAACGACTTTTGAAATCAGCACTTTGCGCCAGAGTAACAATATCATCAATGTTAGCTTTTCTTCCGCGTAGTGCGTTAAAGTATCTACCGACATCTATTACTACCTGAGCTTCCACTTTATATATTCTAGCCATGTCGAATACTGTCGGTACTTTTGTGCAATGTTCATATTTCAATCCGTCAATAAAAGGCTGGACCATAGTAGATTGGAGTTCTATCTCCATACCAAGTAAATGTTTAAGGTCCATACCCATCTTACGGGCAGAATCTACAACTATTTTACTTGAATTGAAAACAGTTCCACATCCAGCAAGCTGATCAAGAACTATGGATATCTGGCGTTCCATTGTCCAATCGGAATCTTTTGCATCAACCTTCTCAGGTAAACGCATCTTTGATTCCAACCACTCTTTATCACGTTCCCAAATAAAATGACCGTTAATAGCTTTCTGATCAAAGATCGCTACTTGGTCACCATCGCAATCACCGCCGAATAACTTCAATAATTCTTCGTCAATGAAGATGCAGTCTTTCCAAACATAAGCTGTAGCCAATATCGGTAATGTCCATGGAAATCTGGTAATCCATCCACGGATACGTTCAGGTTCAGCGTTATATTCATTCAGGAAACTCTTCGGCATGACTATACCGTAGATTCCTTTGATCCTGGGTTGCAGGCAGTTCATGATTAATGTCATGAGTGGTTTCTTGCCTTCTTCCCAGATATCTTTATCGAATAAACTCCTACCGGTCAGCACCGCTTTTCCCGCTTCTCGATACATCTTCTCTCCGGTATTATCATCCGTATACGAGAATAAGTTATCAACTATTTCTTCAGATGTAGCTTTACCTTCGAATATTCTCTTCGGAAGTTCAAGCCACTCTGGTCTCGGGAGTTTATTGAGCATGCTACTCAAGTCAAGCCCCATTTGCGGATTCCTACCTACATCTTCAGAATTATCTTTCTTCAGGTTCCGCGAAAATGTCAGGAACGGTGTTATAGTGGGATTGAGATACATGTTATCAGCCAATTTTTCGGCGTCTAACTTTATTTTGTTTTCATTTGAAGGTACTACTATATCCCACTCTGTATTGTCTTCCATCGCTGGAACTATCAGGCTCTTTGCTGCACCAGTTGTCTTTGAACCGAATGCTATGCCGCATTTATCCATGAAACTCGGCGTCGCAAAAATCAAACCTTCCGGATTAAACTCCTCATCAACGATCTTAATCCGTGGTTTGACTGAAAAAGATTTCTGCTGTCCCAGGAACTTCTGAATCCTGTTAATCTGCTTTGCTTTCGGTATCTTCTGGAATTCATCCCAGATATTGTGCTCTTCGAAATATTTCTGGAGAAGATTATCCTTATGGTAGTAGATATACCCCCACGCTCTAGCACCACGGCCGCCGCCGTGCGCTTCGCGTAGCAACCACTGGACATTGTAACCTTTCACATGTGCTCTATCTGAGATTTCATTGAATTCCTTTCCAGTGAATCCCCCTCCATATTTCATGATCACTAGTGTAGAATTCTCAATGATATGTTTTAAGAGCGGCTTGTGTTCTACTTGTTTAACCTGTTTACCATGTTTCCTGACAGTTCTCATCTGTTGAAATGTTAGATCTTTCCAACTTACGAATTTTCCTTCCATCAATATGATGTCAGGTAAATACTTTCCATTCTCGATGAACATGGTTAGCCCTCCATGTAATATTATGACTCTATGATGGCACCTATGATTACACCTACTACACCAATGATAACCCAACACATAGCGACGTTACCAACAACATCCTTTGGATAGAATACAGCAGTAATACCTATGGAGGCTGCGACACAGAACCATAATATACCCAATGACTTTTTTAATGGGAGATTAAACATTGTTACCCCCTCATTCCATTTAACTTAACAATAATGTGCTTTCCTCTTCTGACAACATTATAGTCGCGTAAAAGTTTATTTATATGTCTCTGGGTAAAATTCCTGGATTTTAATGCTCCTACCAAGTCATTATCATTAACTTTTACAAGTTTGTTTTTCCGAAAATAATCACCTATTTTCATGAAATACCTCTAATATTGTTAAAATAAAAATGGGGTAACTGTTTCCAGTTACCCCATCCGTTATTCCATGACCGCTTTGGCTTAAAATGACGCTGATGTTTTCACCGGCTCCTGATTATCAGGAGTAGATGTTTTTGCGCCTGTGGCCGCGCCGGACGAGTTATTTAGATTGCGGCGATCAACCTTCTGGTTGAAACACGCATTCCGTTCTGTCTTATCCTTACCTGCCGGATAGATCATAATGTTATTCCCGGATTTATGGGCTTTACCATCTGTGGTATAATACGTCATATAGACGTTGCTGATATCCGGACGCTTTCCGTTGTTAACGAACAGCACCAGGTCCATTTTTGTACCATAAGCTGTAACGATACCTTTCTTTTCTGAAGTAACAATACCGTTTTTAGACAGCGTGATCCATTCCTGCGGATTGACTATAACGTGCTTACCGTTTTCAAACTTGATGTTCTTGCGGACTTCTGTGTCCATTTTAAGGACTATCTGCCGCAGACCTTTATCAAGGATTTCACGTAGACGTTGTTGATTACTCATACTATTTCACCTTCTTTCTCTCTGACATTTTTCAGAGAATCAAAATATCATAACTATCATTCTCATTAGTAAGTTGACATTCCAACATACAGACAAGAATCCGTGGAACTCTCATCCCATTTTTTTCTGCTTCTACCGTAGCTTCGCGCAGTACTTGAAAGTTTACGGTTTGAGAACCAAATTCATTCTTCGGGATCAACCGTATAAATTCTTTTTCTACTTGCGATAGTCCATTTTTAACGGACTGATAGTTCAACTTGTAGACAGCTGATTTTGTTTTTGACATTATTCACCTCACCATAACCAAGATGGTTTCGGATCGGGATTTTCTTCCGGTATATACATCTTCGGTTTCTTCATACATGGAAACCGAAACATCCAATGACGTTTACCGAAAAACCAGAAATTCCACGTGCAGTATATAGGAAGCCAATCAAGTCTCAACATTCTGATTTTTCTTGTTCGTTTATACATACCTAGATAAATCCCGAATAATACAGATCCCGCCAGGTTTGAAATACCTGCCAGGAATCCTGCCGCAGTAAATACCAAGATAACACCACTAAGTGTAAAGTTAACTAATACACCCAGTAACAATGCAGATGCAAAAAATTTCTGCAACCAATGCGGAAATGATTTGAATATCGCAATCTGCACAATTGCCATGATGATAGTTAATAGAATTATCAGTGGTATGCTTACCATTATTACCTCGTGATTAGTGTGATCCAATGGTTCATGATAAACCAATAGATTCCCGCAGTCACTCCCATTATCACCAATGATACTAGGAATATGGGAATCCACACAAATAGTTTATCACTTAACCAACATACGAACCGTTCGGCAATCATGCAACTCCGGCATGGACTTCATGACCGGCCGCTTTGACTGTCGCTTTCGCGGCTGAAGCATCTTCGATGGCTGCTTTGACACCGGAGTCTTCTCCATGGAATCCCGCCAGATTCTTGGCAAATCCGAGACGACTCGCGTCACATATGACCTTACCACTGGCATCCGTAGGAATATGTCCGTCCTGAGCTTTGACAAGCGGATAACTGGCCTTGACACTGCCGTCAGGCTGAGGTTCTAATTTCGCGAACACTTTGTTCATAGAAATATTCTGCTTCTGAGCAGCCGCTACTTCATTCGGGTACTTACTTATAACTTTTGCTGTATTCATCATAAACTCCTCCTTTAATCTATACTACTAACTTCTTATCTATTTCCTGTACAACTCTTTTCTTTGGTAATTCTTTTACCTTCATATATGCCCAGATTGCGCCTTTGTCGCATAGTTGCTTAACCGGCCAAGCGATTGCTAAAACAACACCGAGGATAATACCTTTAATGATGATTCCCATAATGAAATCCGTTAGATTAAAGTTGCTGTCCATTATGGTTATCCTCCTGTTGTTTAAACTTCTCTATCAATTTTTTGACAATCACATCTTTCAGTTCATTAACTTCCGATGATATTGAATCTTTACCAAGATGTCCGTCAACGATCATGAACATATGAACCTTACCTGATTCATCGCGCCAATAATGGTATGTGAACACATCGTCAACTTCCAGTTTTTTTACCAGGAATAATCCAGTGGGAAATATCATGTTACGTTCACCGTACTGTGCCAACAAAGTAACTTCAACATTATTACCGTTGATATTACGGATAACACCATCACACTCATCGCGTTCTACTGAATCTTTATATTGCGGATCCATTCGAGTCCTCGTCTTTCTGTTGCTCAAAGTACGCAATCATATCATCATATTGACGAATGTACTCAAGCACAGCATCGTTGACTTTTTCTTCGAGTGTTAATTCTTTATCTGAGCGGCTGATCTTTATTTGTTCCAGATCCCTGATCAGGTTGTCCTTTATTTTCACTTCCATCAGTTACCTCCAACTTACTTGCAAGTTTCCTTAACTCATCGGAAATCACAAGTAAAACTGTGACCACAGTTTTTTTAGTTTGAATGTGCACATCCCGTATATCCGGGATCTTGATGGTTATTTCTTTCATTTCTTTTACCTTCTTTTTATTCACCTGTTACAACCAGTGATTACGATTTTTTATGTTTTATCCCTAAATAATCTAATGAATATTCTGTATGTCTCATTGAACAAAAATAAAATGAAGATAAATACAATCCAATACCACACGTAATCATTTATCCATGTAAATAACTTACCTTTGATAAATGGTGCAGCATTGATTGTAATGATAGTAGTTATTATCAATAATAAAATATAAGGGATAATATCACTTTTAACTTCATTCCAAATTTTTCTCATGAACGTTCCGGTTTCGGAAGCAGATCATAGTCGGGCTCATCGAGCTCTATAAGCTCATGCCCTTCCTTGTCGTATACCTTCTGGTTTCCCAGGATTACCAACATACTGTTGATGATCTCTTCAGCACCAAACTTCGTTTCGTGGTTAACGTAGAAGCATTTTGTCGATGCACGACGGAAACAATCCTTGAGAAACTCGAACATCTGGTTTTCTGTTTTGATGTACGGATACGTTACTTCCGTCAACACACTGATAATACTTTCAACATCAACATGTTCAGGTTCCAACGCACAGCGCTCGCCAATAATATGTTGCATGTCAGAAATAACATTACCACGTTTATAGTGATATTTCGCATATAGAAAAATGTGGCTGTCCGCATTTTTCTTTTCCTTTTCTTTTTTCTTACCGAACTCTAATGATATTTTCATGTTTACCTTATGTTGGATTTTTTTCTTGTTCCGACGGCCTAGCCGGTTTCGGAACCGCCATTTTTTTAGTTTTGTGCGTTTCCATACCGCGACACGCCCAACATTCAGATTCCTTACTCTTAGACGTTACCGTAACTGTATTATTACAGCCAGACTTTGAGCACGGTTTTTTTATAAGCGGATGTTTATGAGCAACGTATTGCTTTTTAGAGTTACCCGACGATACTATCTTTGGTTTCTGTCCCACATTTTCCTCCTTGAAGTGCATGTAGTACCAGTTGGTAAACACGCTCATTTGGTATGTATTTAAATTCACTATTATCAAATGGTTGTCCCAACCATTCACAAATTGCTTTTGCTACACCTGCCGACCTGCTTATACCAGCTTCGCAGTTGACATAGATCTCTTCGACAGATTGTATATTATTTTTCAAAAATAAAGCAATCTTTTTTGCGTCATATTTATCCAATGGATAATAAATATCTTGCACGTTCTCGAAATCCCAGAACTTAATCCTAAGCAATCCTTTTCTGTTTGGGTTATCAAGCAACCACACCCAGCGTCTGTCAGGATCAGTTATCGATATAATAAGATGTGGTTTTGTCGGCCGTATCTTCTTGATACTCGACCGTGAATGAACTTCGACTTTGATCATTTATCCTTCCAATAACAATAAAGGCAATTGTGACCACATGGATGTTTGTTGCTAAGCAATTCATACTTCATTGCCAGGCACGTGCATGCCGGTCGTTGCTTGCTAAATGGTAATGTGTAGTTTGCTATTTCTGGTGCAAAAACACGCAAGTCAAGACTTGAAACACATCCTGCACAAGCCATACCCGGCTCGCCGCAAACTTCAACTTCGGAAAATAATTTATCTTTTATTTCCTGACGGTAGCTGAGTGGTGCATGCATGTAGTACGGTGGTACACCTACACCTGCTTTCTTGAACTTACGCATGACATGAGGATAGTTGTCAAAAAACGATATCCTGACTCTGCCATCGCGACGCGAATAAATTTCCCGCGCTGTTTTGACCGCTGATTCATTCTCATAGTTTTTCGACCCGTATAAAATTATCGGGTCAACTCTGAGCACGACACGGTCACGGCCGAGCAAATGCTGTAATGTGTAATACCAACTGATTGTTTTTTCCCATGGCTCTACATTCGGTTCATACACTGAACCGCCGAGCCCGGTGATTGTGCAATGAACGATGACGTTCATAGGTTTTTCGTAGATCTTCAATTCATTAAGCTCACGATAAACTTTCTCAGGTGCTTTGGTGATAAGAATCGCCGGCTTGCCTGATGTTACCCACGGCAGCCAGCTTGTATCAAGACCTGCATCACCTCGTTCTGTTATTCCGATTTGCATAATCTCACCTCTACCACAGGAATTCCACATTCGGGAATTCACTGAGTTCCTTTTTTAATACCGGCTCAATCACGAGTTCCCAGATACGATACTTGTTAGCCAGGCCAGCGCCCAATTTCGAAATAAGAAATTTCTTATTTTTGCGAACTCTGATCTGCTGTTTCAGAAAATCCAATTCCTTACGGAACACGGATTTGTACTGCAGTGGCATGTAATACGCAAAGTTATCGTGCGATGGATATTTCTTCGTGATGAATCCGTACACGTTCGGCTCATCACGTAATATCGCTGCGCCACCTTTGCCAACATGCAGTTGATTATCACCGAATACAAAAATTTCATCGGGATGAGATTTGAGATATTCCTTGGTAATGATTTTCACAGTTACCTCCAAAACGAATTGATTGTTCAATCATATTTTTGTCAAGATTAAAGTAATACTTTAAAGATTTCAAAAAACGGAACAAACCATTTTGTTTTGTTGTTGCAAGCCCAAGACAAGGAACAACGTTCCTTGTCTGTGGTCGTACTATGTCATCGGATAGATTGTATGATTTTTTCTTTTCCAAGTCAAGCTATGTGATTTGCCAACTAAGGCAAGCGTAAGCGATTGCTATAAATGGCAAATCTTTAGGCAAGCCAAGGATTCCCTTCTCTTACTATCTCTTCCTTTGCAAGACGTAGTTAAGACGTAGTATACTACGTCTATGCTACGTTATACTAGACTATGCTACGTATACTACGTCTTGCAAGACTATGTTAACTACGATAGCAAGTCTTAGCAAGACTATACTGCGCGTGCGCGCGTTCGAGCTACCGTCGATCTTTTTACTACTTGACAAATATTTTTCCATTTGTTATAATTAACTCCAGATCAGCGCTAGATCGTATCCATCGTTGAATTCAACGATGTCTTTTAACATGATAGTTTCCAGTTCATTTTTATCTAGATGCATTTCCTTGAATTTTGTCCACCATGTTTTACTGCTCATCAAGCGTTCGTTGCCCATCGATGGCATAACGTACTTGTCTGACGGTACATAGTGAACCAGGTTCTTGGTGATCTTCAACTGAGCTGTGATGATCTTTGAAATGTCTTTATCACTGAAGTGTTCAAGCACACCGTGTGAATAAATCATTCCAATATCTTCTGTATTCCACATTTTATCACGATCCATTATATCAATTCTGATATCATGTTGCCATAACTCGAATGATGTTCCATAGCAGTTTGACATGTTCTGACTGGCCAGCTGTAACATGTTGATATCTATGTCTACGAGTATGTAGTGATATTTTTTGTGGTTATATCTCTCCTGGAGTATGCGAGAAACATTCGCTGTTCCACATCCAAACTCCGCGATTTTGGATGTATGCGGTAATTTATTCACGATTACTTCAAAATACTGGCGATATTTTTCCGCCATGTAATTTCGATAATGATCGTTCATGCGTTTGGTGTAGTGACCATACCAGTCTATTTTCATGTTACCTCTGATTTAGGAGAACGGGGATATGCCACGGTTTATCCGAAGCATATCCCCTTGAGACGAATGAGTATCGGGCCTCATTCGTTGGAATCCCTTTCGGGAAAATTTGTTTTACACGGAGGCTCCCGTTTTTGCGTGAGACTCAACGGAGGGACCTGCAGGACATGACTGAGTCGGAATAATAGGTTTACCCGATTTTTTTTTTCGGGCTCAACTGCCAGTTATTCCTTCCACAACATGACCGCAGTTTTTTTATAGGTCACACTGTGTTTCCAGTTGGCGAGTATCGTCCTCATCCTGTCGTGCCTTTTGCACATGCCTGCATAATCCGTGTTTAATTTTTGTGATATCATATTTTATTCTATATATAAACTATTAGCGAGTTTTCATATTATACCTCCTTTAATAGTTTGGGTTAGCGAGCATTCTCACAGCCAATGTACTAGTATACTCGCATAACAATAACATTGGTTCACCCAGTGAGTCTTTGCCCTCAATCGGGCCGGTCGTTGGCTATACCCATTCTCAGAGCCATGCAACATGGTCTCATACGTGTTAGTTAACGTATGTGCATGGATTGCCATAACGCTGAGTCTTTGATGCGTGTTGTTAACAAGACACACAGTTTCAATGTCAGCTTTATTGCTTTCTCCGCTGTGTATCACACGCATGGCGGATTATGGGGCCGCCTTCCCTTTTTCAGACTGCAATAAGAGCTCGGTGGGGCCTTGCGGCTCATACCACCGAGCGATCCCTTATTGCATTTCAGTAACAGATGATCGTATAACGGTCACTCTTTACTGATACCCTCTTTTTGGGGTTTTCTTTTACCGGGGTTCATACTTTCCATCGATGACTACACCGATGTACTGTTTACCTTCCGGTTTATTAAGATCCACGATCCATGTTATCAGATGGCCTTCCTGAGCTTTCTTGGCCCATTCACTGAGGTTTCCTTTACTGTCTGTTTTGGCCGGGTTTTGCTGGAGATATTTCAGGTTGTTGATTACAACGTATCTGATACCTGATCTCGGATATTTCTGCACTTCAACGTCTTTAATTTTCGTGGCGCTTGAGTGTAATATCTTACTGATGTCTATAGCTTCAAGAGCTATATCGAGAGGATCGCCAGGTTTTTGAGGCGCGGGCATGTTATTCTGCGGTGCAGGCGTTGCGGCTTTAGGAGCCGCGGTCTGTGCAGAGGTGACTGCTTTGATTACGGCCTGTTCTATTACCTTGAACATGTTCGCTTCTATCCTGAACATCGGGAACCAGGTTTTCTTGCCCTGGTACATGTCTGCACGATTAGGCGTGCGGACAAAGTATGTTCCGGGGTTGTTGGTGCTCATCACGCACCTCAGGTTGCGATACCGGTTGCCTTTGCATTCGACATCTGCATATCCGATTATCTTCTTATCCAGCTTACTCAGGCGCACACCCATAATTTTTACGTCTTCTTCGGTGATAGCGTCAGTTACTGCCGGCTGATTCAGCGGATGTTCTGCTTTATCGAGCTTGTAAAATACTTTTCCTGTCTCCTCATCAACACTGAACGTGAGATGGTCGCCGTTAGGCAGGACATCATATATGTCCCGTTCTTTCAATTCTGCGAGAGCTGGCATCCAGCTTTCGTCTCCGTACTGCAGTGTGACTTCCTCTTTTGATTCTACTGCCGTGGTGTTTACTGCGTTGTCCTTCACTGCTTGCGTTACAGTGTTCATATTGTGTCTCCTTTCCGGTAGTAGCCCGTACCGGTAGCTTATATAACGTCAGGATCTATGGCGAGACCACCATACAGAGTATTGGATAGACTATGACGTTATTATTCACTTACATCTTGATAAACTATAATTTTCAGTTGTTACTCAAAGTATTCACCGACAAGTGCTACGACTTCACGGGTCGTTGAATTCCAGAACGCAAGATATCCAACGCCATTCTTCAGTTCCTTGAGTCGGTTCTTGAATGCTTTTACTAATCCTGGTGTTACTGGCTTTGTTATGGAGTTCCATTCATATCCGGATGAAGGGCTTTCGAGGATATACACACCGAACGTCTTCTTTTCCTCGATTTTTCCGGTCTCATGGTTTGAGCCGGCGGCATATCCACATTTCTTACAATACATCTCATCTATGTCTTGATGTGCTTCAGGATTGCCACATCTCGGGCATGTTATAGTTGATAATGGCATTATTTCACCTTACCTTTCAGCTGTTCCTGCAGCTCTATGATTTTATGTATCAATGCAAGTATTAAGTTATCTCCCGTGACTAAACGCCACGGTTCGCCGTAACGTTCTACATTGATATCAAATTTTTGCGGGTCATCATTGAAGATGATAGTGTATTTCCCATCGCATAATACTATGGTATGTATCATATCTCACCTCCGGTATTCTTTTATCCTTTCTATGAGCAATACTTGACTTCCAGGGTCAGAAGGTGATTTGTATACCATATCATAAGCAATGATGATATTCTTTGCTGATTGATTTCCTGCTGCAGCTTGCTCACCGATTTTCTTTCCATTCTCGGTGCAATAGTTGATTGCAACTTGTAGTTCGGTATCCATAGCTCACCTCACTTTCTTTTTTATTCTTTCAACATCTTCTTTTACTGCAAGGTTAAATACTGGTATTTTGTTTGCTTTGGCAATAGCTATTCCAAGTGCTGTTCCTCCCACAGCCTGGCCACTTGGTGTCCAGCATATAACAAAATTTACAGGACACTCAAGTTGTGCGCCCAGTATGATCATGGCATTCCTGCCGTGAGCTTGGCGCGCGAACGCGCTACATGCTTTCCAATTGGGATGGAATTTCGACGCATAGCTGATAGCTTCTTTTGTGGCGCATTGTGGTTTGAATATGATTGATCTCCCAGCGCCTTTTTCAAATGCCTGGTCAGCGCCTTCAGCGCCGCCGGATACAAGGGTATATCCCAGGGATGTCAGATACTTTGCTATCCTTGTCATATACTCAAGCATGTCCGGCGGTGTCTTTCTGCTTCCGATCCCGGCGTATATCATTGGTTTTCCATGGCAACAGCCACGGCCCCGATTATAATTCCTATCATTACTCCAACACAGAATACCATGGTGGTAAGTATTACAACACTGATAAGTAACACGGTCATGATTGGTCTCCTTTCACATATTACTTGTGAATATTCTGCATGATGATTACTTTCCACCCATCTACGAGATCCTTAGCTTCTTTCAGTCCCATACCTGAAACGAAGCGCACTTCACGTATGATTGGTATCATAGGGACATCATTATACGTTTTTAGGTCCGCCTCAAATTTTTGGCGGATGCTTTCTAATTGAACTTTCAATGTATTATCTTGAAGCTCTTCGATAATATCACTCGCAAGTTTCTGGATATTTTCATATCCTATATGCGCGTTATCTTTTGCCAGGGCGTATGCTATCTCCCTTTCAATCTTTTCCTTTGCTGTAAGCAGTTTCATTTTTACCTCCATTTTTTGTTCGGCAGACTATATGTGCCGAATATTATGCGGATAGATTTTAGCTATCTCACATGTTATTTGTCCTGCCAAAGCGACTACCTTATCAGGTTCGCGGACAGCCAACTGTTTAATAGAGTTGGCATACTGTTCTATTTTCTCAAGCGCTGCTTTTATGGTGCCTATATAGGTATCACAACCTTCGCACATATACAGCGCTTGAGCATAGGCGCACGTTCCGGCACCATACGGACACTGTGTCTCAGGGCTGGCCGGTACGCCTATTTTCTTCCTGAAATCAGATATCAATGTATAAGTACTACCTTCCTTAAGAATTGATACGATACCATGTTTTTCAGCTTCTTTTGATAATTCAAGGATTTCTTTATCGATATCGTAAGGTCCAAACAACTGAATAGCATGGTTATGCACATTCATTATGGCCTCTTCAACTGTTTCAAGATTGCAAGCTTCAGCATGTTCTATTGCAGTAAGCAGTTTCATAGTGTATGCTCCTTTCTTTCGGGCCTGGTCTGTGCTGAGATTTCACACAAACCAGGCAATTTACTTGTTAGTAACTGTGCTAAACTGTGAATAACACGTGTATGAGAATAGGTCCCCCAAACCACCGTCGACAGATCGACGGAAAAAGCGATTACTTTCTTCCGTAGTCTGCGGGAATCTCGCCGTAGTGTTCGGTATCCCATTTCTCGACGGTAACATGTGGATACTTGGTAAGCATGTCCCTGATCCAGCGGATCATGTTGCTGATCCATATGTCGTCGTCCTTGGTGTTAGCCGAGCCATTACGTATCCAGGCGAGTGCTGTATTCGAGTCAGTATATATGACGACGGGAATACGGGCAGATTCTTGCTCGTGATTCAGAGCATAGGCGATACCCTGTTCTATAGCCTGGATCTCATAGAAGTTGTTCGTGTGCGCGATATTCGAGTTCAACTCGGTCGCGACCGAACGGTCGCTAAATACAGCGCGGCACCCGCCAATTCCCGGGTTGCCTGAGGTCCACGCATCAACGAACATGTATAATACGTTTGCCTGGCCATGCCAGGATTTACGTACAATAGGCCTGGTTGCCTGTTTTACATGGGTATTCCCGGTTTTGCGGGCAAATACCCCAGCACCAATGGAATTAAGCTCCCTGACGCGGTCCTGTGCTTCAGGCCACGTAGCCAGGGGAGCTTCATCAGACTTCGCCTGCATCGTGCGATTGTAGACTATCTCGTAATTAGACATGAGCAGCCTCCTTTTCCTTGGCATCGTAATGCGCTTTGGCCATCTCAAGCCCGGTAACTGAGAGCGTGAGTAAACCAATCATAAGCCACTTGAATACTTTCCATATCAGGATCACGAGTGTGACCCACAGGAAAAATTTCCAGAACGTGTCAAGCTTCATAATATACTCCTTTCTGGCCGAATGGCCATTTATATTACTATATACTACGTATATAGTAAAGACTAAAAATTCACTTACTACTGGAGATACGTATGACTGTATTCCTAATTAGGAGTTCATCACCGGTGACCGGCGCGCCCAGACAGCCCATTAGGTCTGTCCGCCATTCTAGCTGGCAGCCAAGCCATAATGGTCTTGCCATGACAACCATGCCATAGCCAGGCCAAAAGGCCAGGCTGCCCCGATGTTGGGTCAGACGCATGCTGCGACTGCCCCGATACGTGGTCCGAAGGTCTGCTAGAACAGCAGCCAGGATACGTCATTTCTGCCGCAGCCTGTCTTGATACTTTGCCGACCACCATACTAAGATCAATAGTACGATGGACCATAATAGTCCAAGTAGTCCTGATCCTATGATGAATAGTAATCTATGAATAGTCATAGTTCCTCCATTTAGGTACCGCGATAACCCCAGAGGGGACCCCCGCGGATACCTTATCGTTCAGTTTCGATCTCCAGTTGTATGCCGAACTTGATTCCAGGTGCTCCGCCACCAATACGTTTCCAACCTATTACATTGACTGTCTTTCCTTTTGCTAGTTTATCCCAGACAATCTTTGCCTTTGAGTTAGAATGTCCTCTCGGAAAGTCAGGAATGAATCCTACCTGTTTATCTCCGATGAAGATTGCAACAGCTTCACGGTCATGAAATGTCTGCTGTTCAAGCCTGACAGTTTCATCTCCATTGAATGTGGCAATGACTTCCTGTCTTCCATCGAATGTGACGCCAGCTACATTGAATGGATTCCATTTCACCATGACACTGGCATTGTAAGTCTTCTTCGGTTCCTCCGGGTGCCGAATAAAGACTTTCTTCTTGATCAGTTCAGTGCCAATACTGAACAGTTTAGTCATTGTGTCAACCAGTACTCTTGCTTCTTTACCTACCCGTTTAATGTCTGGGACGACAATTGTGATCTCTTTCATGTTAATCCTCCTTTTTAACAGATTCGGTAACCTGTTCCATTACCGGTTGTTCTTTTGTCTTGATAATGCCGCGATTCTTGAGTTTGATCGCGACTTTTACCATGATGATCCCTGTTACAACAACCATTATTGCCAGAACTACCTTTACGATGATTCTTACTACAGGATGTGTATTAACCATTATGGGCCTCCTTTTTATCAGTTGCGGCAATAACTTTCCGAGCGATCTCTTCAGCTGTTTCTTCAAGTACATTGAATGTTACCTTGTCGATAACTTTCTCTGCTTTCTTCCATGCTGATCCCAATGCTTTTGTAACATCATTTAACTCAGGAACTTTAACTTTTATTTTCATATTGTTCTCCTTTGCCCGTCTAGCCGATAGCTCAGCTTATTTAACTTACATTCCATCTTCTTCATGTGCTTCCAGTGTCTTCCAATCCTTGAATATGGAGACTACTCTCTCATAATAACTGAGAGAATCAGCTTTTACTCCAAGTTCATTTCCGATCTTGATAATATTGTCAAGACCAGCAATGCCGGTTCTTACTACACTGAAGAATTGTCCTATTCTCATAAGGTTATGAGTAGGAACTTTATATTCAGTTGCCAGTTCGAACACGGTCGGAAGTTTGCCTTCGAATCCTGCATTCTTGAAGCCATTGATAAACGGTTGAACCCAGGTTGCAGTGATTCTTGCTTCCAGTTCAAGACATTTCCAATAACTCCATCCTTCATACCTTGCTGTATCTACGACCACTTTACCGGAATTGAATATCTGTCCGCATCCGGAATATTGATCTAGGATAAATGCAATAACCTCCTCTCTTGTTTTTGTCTGTTTCTCCACATCTTTCTTTTCGGGTGTTTTCATCCAATCGGAAAGACGGTCGTACATCTTGGTGAAGTTGATCCCGGTATGAGTGAATTTATAAGCTACCATGAGATCCCTATCAAAATCTCCACCGAACAGTTTCATGATCTTGTCACCTACAGCGATGCAATCCTGATAGACTGCGTACTCAGCCCACATAGGCATCATCCAAGGCCAGCGGTTGATCCATCCCCACTGTCTTTGAACATCATTTGGAACGATTTCTAGTGGAATTGCTACACCATAAACACCAGGTGTTGAAGGTTGCAGCCGATGACTGGTTAATGTCCAGGCAGCACGCATTGTTTTTGCTTTAACAGCAGGATCATGCGGGCTGACACCAGATTTGATCATCTCACCTTCCATTCTGAGTTTTGTCTTTTGTGTCTTTTCATCCCAATAACCAAACATGTGTTCGATAAGTTCTTCCGTCCATTCTCCTTTCTCATACAACGCTTTGATGTCATCCAATCTCGGTTTCGGTGTTGTCCTCATCAATGCTTGTAAATCATGTGACAGGACTGGATTTCTTCCGAGTTCTCCTGTAATCGGATGTTTCAGTTTAGTGCTGATTGCTTTCTCAGGAACTAGCGTTCTTTCAACGTGAAGCAAGCGTTCGAGTTTCTCTACGGGTAGTTTGATCTTGTTCTCATTATTTGGAGCATACAGATCAGCACCCGTGAGAAGTTCTTCCAGCATCTTTCGTTTTATCTCAGTTTCAGCACTGTCAATGAAATGTTGTTTATGTATTAACAGACCTTTCATTGGGCCAGTGGTCTTTTCGGCGAACACGAGATTATTCTTTACCATCCATTCAGGTTCTGCGGCAATTAATCCTTCATGCAGCAAGCCATCAGGGATGAGTTTAATCTTAGGTTTCACCTTAAGACTATCCATCCGGCTGAGAAACTTCTGAATTCTTGTCAGTTGTTTCTCTATAGGAAGTTTGTGCATCTCTTCAGTGATGTCCAAGCGCTTTAGGAGATCTTCATATTTATCCGTTTCTGTAATATGAATTACTCCCCATGCTTGTGCACCTTGTCCACCACCATGAGCATCTTTGATGTGCGGAAACACATGTTTGCCTTTCAGTTTAACACGATTGGCAATTTCAAGGAATCTCGCGCCATCGAAACTTCCTCCGAATTTCATGATGCTCGTGGCACCGTTGACGATCTCCCGATAGACTGGTTTATCGGTAATCGTTTTCTTGTGCTCGAACACACGATTACGTTCCTGTTTCTCCAGATTGCCGATGGTATGATAGCTTACCGTGACAATCTTCGTGTCTTTGTTCTTTACTTCTTTCATTACGAAGTTGGGCAGAAATGCCCCTTTGGAATTGTGTATCATGTTAATCTCCTTTATTTTGATCCTGTGACTTTTTCTATCACTTTTTTAACTTCCGGGTGATTCTTAAACTTTTTGTAAAGAATCACAGCCGCCGCGCCAACAACTGTTACAACTACTGTAATGATGATGAAGTGTTTCTTGTTCATAACGAACCTCCTTTCAATTTAAGTTCCAACTGCTTTGGTTCTTTCTTTTTCCTGGGACAGAATATAGCATATGTTGTACGAACCATATCTACATATGTAGGCTTTGGTATATAATTGTCAAGCGTGCCTATTCTGTATGCTATCTTCCCGGGTCCATGGAAACCAACTTCAAGACCATCTACGTTGAATGTGACAAGGACTGGTTTCTTATCCCTGTCTCTTACTACATTGTCTGGCTTCATATTAATTTCCTTTCGGGTAGTTTATGTACTTGCCCAGGTATATTTTCGCTAACCCACGTGTGACTAGATCCTAAGAATTGTTCAAGACCACAGTTCATGCATCTTCTGTATTTCTTGGCAGTTCTCATTCTGCTTTTACATTTTGGACATTTCATAGTTATTTCCTAGAATTTGCAGGATAATGTTATTTCATTTAATCCTGCATTTATTTTTACATCTTTGTCTTTTTCAGACTGATTAGTAATTAAATACTCAATTATTAATACTAATCCTGCAGTAATACTTATTACTCCATACAATTTTTGTTCATCACGTTCTTTTTCAAGTGATTTGTAGTGTACCTCCTTTTCGTTTATTAGGGATGATAACTTTGTTATTTCTCCCTGAGCATATCCTATAGCGTCAGTGTATTCAGAAACATCATATCCTTTTTCTTCTAGTTGGGATTTTCTTTCTTCCCATAGAGGTTTGATGTTTACAAAGAAATCTTTACGTATAGTATGTTTACGTATGATATCTTTGTCTGAATTTATCTTACTTCCGAGTGAGTTATACTGAAAAATGCAATTTGAACCTACCAGTATACCCACCATTCCAGATGTTAGTGTTACCCAATTTCCAGCATATGTTGTTTTAGGCATCAACATACATGCTAGTACTAACAGTATTGTTAGTTTATGTTTCATGTTATTCTCCTTTATGTTTTCTTGCTTTTGCAAGACAGATAGATCCTATAAGTTTATCTATCTGATTATTTGTCATTCTTAATACATTTTTACAATTGATTCCTAGTTTATTAGCCTCCTTTTGAATATGTATTTTGTCTTGCGGACTGAGTCTGTTTTGTTTCATTTTTAGTCTCCTAACTCATTTTTAAACGTTTTCTTGAATGTGCTAAACCATGATTTGTATTTTGGTCTATTACATGCTTTTATAGCGCAGTATAATATCCAATATACTTTTCCTAACATACATAATGCTATTGTGGTTGAGACATACCTTAAAACGCTGTTTTCCATGCTAACCTCCTTTTGTTTATTTCATCAAGCGTGATGTGTGAAACGAACTTGATGATAACATCTTTACACATACATTACTGCTTTGAGTGTCCAGATGAATGTGGACAATCTGTAATCTCCACTTCTTACAGTGTGTCTGTAGATGAACTTAACTCTAAACATTAGTTTCATGGTTCCTCCTTTCTTATTTTTGTAAAAATACCGGCGAGTGCAGTGTAGGGAGCTCATATATTGGGAAATATATATGTCCTCTGCCGGTGGGATGTTACTGGTTTAAGTGAATTCACGTTGCGCTCCTTTATTAAGTTGTGGGGGATTACCCACTTATTCTAGAGAAAACTTTGAATTCATGTCTGTTATGTGCTTTTATTTTATAGACCCGAGAATGATTAGTTCTATTCTTATCGTGTAGTGATCTCACTTTAAATGTAGAAGTGGAGTACCCAATAGTCGTAGATAAAGATTCAAGCGATCTAATTGTTAGCATGAAGATCACCTCCTTTTTTATGTATTAGCAATTAATAAAAGGCTTGCTTTTATGCCTTTATTGATTATTAGTACGGCATGTTAGATGCTACTCTTGCAGCATTTGATATGTTACTATCAATGAGATATAACATTGCAACGCATACTATAACTAATACAATGATGTGCCATCTTTTTACTCTCATGTTATTCACCTCCTTCTTTTATGTCAGGGCAATTAATGTTTGGCTTGCCTCTATGCCATTTTGTACCCCGGGGGGCGTAAAACTCAATTCATAATTTCCAATAATTACAATCCTATTCCCCACGTGAGAATTTAGAATTTTCTGTATATATTAAGGTGGTTGTGCATAACTCTGTTGTCAATCGTGCGGAAACGTTTTCTTTTTATGAAAAGTCCTCCGTGAGAAAAATGAAAATTTCCTGGATATATAGGGTGTTCCTTTAAAAGAAATGAGACGCTTTAGCGGATCCTTGAAAAAAAATAAGTTCTGTATATATGATAATAATGGATTGGAGGTGGTTATTTTGTACTATGCACATGCGGTAGTCTATGCCAGACATAATGAGGATATTGAATCATTGCTCCGGCGTTTTAAACTTGAAGTAGGGCGTTGCGGTATACTTTCTGAGATAAAAAAGCGGGAATATTATATAAAACCGAGTTTAAGGAATCATCAGCGTGAAGTGAATATGCGATACAATAGAAAACTTGTAAATACGGGAAAAATAAAACCGAAAAGAGGTTAATTGTTACCAATAAACACTTTCGGAGGTTAACATGATCTATCGTGTATATGGCCGGCGGAATGATGATTTTAACAAGTTATTATGCGAAACTACATACGATAAGATAGATGAGTTGATGCCCGAAGATTCTGAAATGGAACTATTGGATATGGATAGCTCCGAGCTTTATAATGAGCTGAAGGGTAATCTTATTTTTTATGTTCCAACAGTTATAGTTACAGATAATGATGGTTGTGAATTAGGTAGGATCGAGAATAAATATTTCTATGATATCAAGGAGAACCATCGGGTGAATGCTAATGGTGAAGCGGTATTGAGCCCTATGAGTAACATATGGTGGAAATCTTTGGATAGATTTCTTTTGTCGATTCGTGAAGATGTATAGTCAGGGGCATTGTGTTATTTGCGGAATGCTTTGTAAGCGCTTTCTATGCCGGGAACACAGGAAGTATTACACCTATGATAAGCGTTTCAATTTTTTCCGAATGAATCCGCGGGTAAAGGTATCTGGGCCACAGCAGAAGCTTTATAAAATTATCAGGAGGATCACTAAGTCTCCCACTGTCCAGGAAGTTACTTTTGATTTTTTTCCTTATGCGAGATATGATATTGTAGTTCCCGAGAAAAAGATGATTGTAGAATACGATGGCGAGCAACATTTTAAATTCATTAAGCACTTTCATAAAACGAAGGAAGGATACGAGAAATATAAAGATAAAAGTCAGCAGAAACAAGAGGTTGCTGAAAATATGGGATGGGACGTCAAGCGCTTCTCATATGTGGAGAAAATCGATGATGAGGATTATATAAGGAAGGTGTTACCATTAAAATGAGTGACCTTATAAAGCGAGATAATGATCCAGCGATACAGAGCCTTCTACAGTTTTATGATCAGGATTATCTGGCAAAGCTTGAATTAACAGAAAAAGAGCTTTCCAATATCAAAAAGTATGTTACGAAGATGCAGTATGGCTCTTCTTCATGGATGTCGCTCGTGTGCACCGGGCACGAAGGATGTGTATATAAGAAACTTTGTCCATTGGTGGATAAACCTCCGCTGGGCAAGGAATGTCCTTTTGAACAGATGACCATTAATACCTGGTACCGCGAATATGTGGTGTCGCTGCAGATAGATGAAGGAGATAAGGTGGAGAGATCACAGATAATGGAGCTCGTGGAAGCAGATATACTGAATGCTCGGGCTAACGCAGTTCTTGGATCCGAAGGTTTTATCATGGAAAATCCTGTTGGGTCCGATCCAGATACCGGGCAACCCCTATATAGAAAAGAAGAACATATAGCCATGAATATCAAGGAGAAAGCGCAATTGAGGCGTGATAAGCTTCTCAAGACATTTATTGCTACCCGGGAAGCAAAGCTTAAAGGTATGCGGGATATCGCAGGTGAGGATGCCACTACCTATTTGGCACGGTTAAAGGCTAAAGTGGTTAATATACGAGATCTTCACAGTATTCCTGCAGTTGAATTACAAAATGAAGAAAAGCCACCTGAAGTTGTATCTCCTCAGGAAGAACAGCAGATTGCTGACCAGGGGAAAGCTGAGAATCTATGGTAAAAATAAACAATATAGTCAACAGTATCAACACGAACACACTGAAGCGTATAGAGTTGGCTAAGTTGGCACATAAGTTGGGCAAACACCCCCTATTGTTGGCCGGCGGGCTGGCTGGGTTGGGCTTGCACCTGGCTGCGAACGCTAAAGGGAGTAAGAAACAGAACCAGGGAGGTTTCTAGATGCTTGGTGGACTGCTTCTTACAGGTAGCATGATGGCTTTTGCCGGTCGGTATGGGAAAGCTATGCTTGCGAGTTTTGGAGAACGTTATGCTGGTGCTCAGGGAGCATCGGTAATTAAGAATGTTTTCAAGGCTACCGGAAATCCGCTGGTGAATTTTCTTCCTGTTGCTGGACCTTTGAATATATTGAGAAATGAAGTGAAATCTGGGTGGCAGAACATAAAAGATATTGGTGTATACCGGTCTCAGTGGCAGCATGCTGAAGGTAGGCTTGCAAGTGCCATAAAAGATGTGCGGCATGTGAGATTCATGGGTGATCTTGATCCTGTGGTGCGGACAAAGGCACGGCATGCTCATTTTCAGTTTATTAAAAGCTTGCGGGCTAATCCTGGTAAATATAAGGAAGGTATGCAGGGTGCCTGGACGCAGACAATGGAAGGATTCGGGATCCATGGCAACAGCATGCATGGTCGGGTAATAGACAGTCTTACTAGAGTACGGGATACGGCTGATCATGCGCAGATGGCGTCACGAGTGTACGGGACATCCATGGTATCGAACATGGCAGCAATTGCGATGCCGACATTAGGAAGTTCTGTTGCAGCATATACGATCACCAAAGCAGTTTATAACCGGTCAAAGAAAAGGCTTCAAGGATATGAGAGTATTTACTAAGGGGTAATATATGGATATCAAATCAATGATGAACCAGAGATTTTCTCCGAAGTTCGGAAACAAGATAGCATTTGATGTTAATCAGCATCTCAAGGACGCCCGTGGAGTGGCTATGAAAATGATGAAGGGTCCTGGTACGGTACAACGGTCCATGAACGCTTTTCTAAAAAGCGGGTTTGGTAAGTATGTCTTGGGTTCCGGTAAGAATTCATTTATGGTTGCTGCAGGATGGGCTGTGGCTGCTACGGCGTTTGGTATAGGCCGGCAACTAACAAGAAATATTAATTTTAACAGGGTACAACCTCAAGGTGGTGTGGGATATGGGCAAGGTTATATTACGTGGGGAAAAACAAGTGGTATGCCGTCCAATAACCTATCAACCGATGGTCTGTCATTAAGTCTTTCGAATTTACGGCATACATCATATATTTAAGGGTATATTATGGAAAGAAGAAATTGTGGAAACTGTAAAGCATGCGGTGAACAATGTGATTTTTGTAAAAACGGTAATTCTTGGGTTTCTAAAGATGGACATCAGCGTGATTGTGCCACCTGTTTACACCTGGGTGAAATAGATAGATGTCACCAATGTATGTTTTTTGATTTATATAGTCTATGGGAATACAAGACGGAGGTGTAAATGATTCCAAAATATATTGTTATTCACCATAGTTGGAGCGATGACCGCGGTACACTGGATTGGCCAGCAATACGGCGATATCATATTGAAGAAAACGGATGGCATGATATCGGATACCATTATGGTATAGAGAAAGTCAATCAGGATTGGGCGATCATTACTGGACGCATGGAGAGTACTCAAGGAGCTCATTGTGTTGATGGTGGTATGAACCGCCAGTCTATCGGCATCTGTGTTATCGGAAATTTTGATAGTGAGCAGTTGAACCAGGAAGCATTTCTAATTTTGGTGACGTTGTGTGTCGGTCTGTGTAAACGATATGATATTCCGGCTGAAAATATCGTGCCGCATAATAAGTATGCTACCTATAAAACATGTCCCGGGAAGAAGTTTCCTATGGGAGAATTGGTCGCTCAGGTAAAGGAATATCTGGGGTAATAAATGGCAAGTCCGTCATATGATGATCAAAATCATAATCCAAGTATTGTAGCTGCGATGGTAAACCCTATCACTCAGTTGAAATATCAGTATCTGGGTGGTGCGTGGTCTATACCAACTTATTATGCTATGCGCCAGTCTGGTAATATCGCCTTGGCACCATTTTATACGGTGACCACTATGATGCCGTGGCTTAAGAAATATGGATCCACTGCCAAGACTGCGCCATGGCACCAGAAAGCGCTTGCATTTGCTGTTGGTAAATATGAGTGGTCACTGAAAGGGTCGATTGAATCAGTGGCTAGGTCAGCCGGCATGAACGAAACGGTACTGCCGAAATTTACTTCTGAGTTAAGTAGAAATCTAACAAAGTATGTAACAAAAAATAGATGGAAGAATTTTGGTGATCTTGAAGTCTACAATAAGGTGTTATCTGAAGTGACGGCTACTGGTATTAGGGGGCCGATGGGTGCTGGGACTCCTGAGAGTCTTATGCGGATTTCTTCTGCGGTGAGGACGACACAAGTGATATCACGGATTGGTGCGACAGTTACACCGATCTTGACTGGTATTGCATTGGGAGAAATCGCCGCAAATGCTATGTCTCTCTGGTTTAAGGGATCCATGGCAGCGTTGGATTATGCTAATGCGAAAATAGAATCAATGCGTACACTGGAGATGGGTGGAGGACTCGGTGCTGGGTATCGGACAGCTGCGGCCGTGACAGAACGGCAGCGTGCTGTTCGGGAACTTGCCAGGACACCGATCAATGCTTCTCGGATGCTCGGGAATGAAGCCTCTATCTATTCATCATATTAATGGCAAGCGTTCCTGAAATAATTTCTAATTCTGTAAGGAAAACATTTGAGATGCGCGGTATCCCGGCATGGTGGAACCGTGCTGCTACTGCGGAAGGTGCATCTTCACTTGGTTTGTATTTAACCAAAGGTCAGACGAAGTTTTTGAAACGTACTCTTCAGTATGTTCCGGATGGTGTGGAGACAAGTGCGTTTTCTATTGATGAACTTGTTGGTGATAACGTGATCATGCGAAGTGCCAACCGGGTTGGAAATAAATACGGTATGGTGTTGTATGGCCCGCGGAATGCATCTTTTTCTAGGACATTTAATCCTATTTTGAAAGATCTTATACGTTACAATAAGTATATGCCGTGGGTTAGATTTGCGAGTTTCGTGGGAGCGCCGCTTGTTGGTATTGCGGCTGGCAGTCTTATTTCCAAAGGAATAGGATTCTATTTCAAGACTACAGTAAGATCTATTGAGTATGTGAATACAACTATTGAGCATTTACGGTCACTTGAGTTAGGCGGAGCAATCTCAGTCGGATATTCTACTCAGGCTGCTGCGACAGAGCGTCAGCGGTTGCAGTATGAAATGCGAAATACTCCTAATGGGAACCGCAGATTCCTGGGGTCTGAAGCAAGCCTAATGAATGGATCGTATTAATGGGTGAAGATTTTCTTAAAAAATTCAAACCACCAAAAGACGAGGAATTGACTCCTGAGAAACGGGCTGAGATTCTTGCGATTACTGATCCGGTGATCTGGTGTGAGGCTACGCTCAGGGATCCGGAAAATCCTTCCAAATATCTTTCTTTCCGTGATTGTCAGCGTTCCGTAATGGAACACAATCCATATGTTATTGTCAATGAGAAGAGTGAACGTGTCATGCGCAATCGTATCAAGGTTTTGCGCATGGGCCGTCGTTTGGGTAAAACTGTTGTCCTGGCCGCGGAAGCGTTACATAAAGCTGCAACGAATGCTAATTTTAAGATTCTTTATGTTGCTCCATTTGAATCTCAGTGTACGGTATTTTTTGGAATGATTGAAAAGATGTTGACGAATACGGTATTAAAACCAACATCATTCCGGAAGAAACCATATTATCTTCAATTTGCCAATGGTTCAACGATTACTGGCCATACGGCTAATGTGCGCGCTTCAAATAAAGGATCAAGTATCCGTGGCGCTGAAGGTGATCACATCATTATCGATGAAATGGATTATGGTATTGATGATGTTATTGAAGAAGTTATTATTCCTATTTATAACGGTAACAATATTGCCACTATTACCGGGGCATCAACACCGACTGGCCGTCGCGGTGTTTTTTATGATTGGTGTGTAAATGGAAAGAAAGATGGTATTCGTGAATTTTACTATACATCATTCCATAACCCTAAGTATAATTCTGAAGCTGATACATTCAATAAACGTCATATGACCAAAAGTCGGTACCAGCATGAGATATTGGCTGAGTTTGGTGAAGAAATGGAAGGAGTATTTAAAAATAAGGATCTAGATTCCTGCCTTTCAGATTATCACTATAACACACTCAAGAGAAATCCTGAGAACATGTATATCATGGGTGTTGACTGGAATGAAACATTTGGTGTATGTATAGTTATCATTGAGCGGTCTAAGAAATCAGGAAAATACCGTGTGTTCCGTCACGTGATCATTGAAAACCAGGAGTTGACGCAGTTGGCTGGTGTGAGCAAGATTATCGATATACATACTAAAGAATGTCCATGTGATTTTATCTATGTTGACCATGGATTTGGTGCGACACAGATTGAACTTCTTAAGAAGTATGGTATGGATCATCCTGAAACAAGATTTTGTGAAATCGTTAAGGATATTGATTACGGTGGAAAGATTATCATGAAGGACCCGGTGACGAAGAAAGATGTTGAGCGGCCGGCAAAACCATTTTTGGTACATAATACGCAGTTGGTTGTTGAAAGCAACGGTTTGTTTATGCCTGAAGCTGAAGATACTGAGTTGGGTATTGCCGGTCAGATGAGAAACTTCCGTGTTTCTAAGTTCTCTGCTACAGGTAATCCCATTTATGAAGGAAAATTGCACGGTCAGGATAACGACCATTCATTGAATGGTCTTTTCCTGGCATTGATGGGATATACTCTTGAGTTGCAACAAGTTCTTCCTGATCCGGTGGTTGTTGCAGTTAAACAAGTAAATGATTTCAGATTACCGGAAGTTCCTGCGCGGGAAACGATGCCGAGTGATGGTGAAATGAAATTCCAGAGTTTATTGAGAACGTACGGTCCGAATTTTAGGAAACGAGTCGATATTTCGGCGTTAGATGTTGGATATACCAAAAATAAAAAACCGGTTTTGCTTCCGCGAATGGTAACACGAAGTCGATTACCAAAACGTAGGTCATTTTAGAGGGTATCATGTTTTTTAAACCTATTTTGGGTTGGATTCCTAAAAAAATAAAAGGTGAAGTAGATATAAGGAGAAGAAAAACTCCTAAAGTTAGTGAGTTGGGTGTTGATTCTACTCCAGAATCTGCTACATCAGCGGGTAGCGTAAGTTCTGATCAAGTAAATATACGCGATAATTTTACTAAATCAGAACGTGATGTTATAGATTCTTATTTAAAAGATAGGGATGATGTTTTTACAGGTCTTGATTATGTGGATGAAGAATTAGATAAGAGATTAAATAGTATGAGTATACCATATGATCCCAATGAATATCCATTATTGTATGCTGCTCATAAATGTCCATATTGTGGAAATAAATCTGCTAGTAATGTTATAACGTATGATGATATAAAACGTAAACGTGATATTGAAAATACTGTAAATGGTGCAGTTTTATCTATGGCTGTTCCTAGTAATTTTTCCAACATGAGTCCAGAAGAGGTAGCTTCTAGCCAGGAAAAGATGTTTTCTAAGTTGCTGGCTGATATGTTAGATATGGTATGGCGTCAGATTATTATATGGATTCTTGAGATATTTGAAAATCTCACTTCACCTTTAAAGAGTGTTCCTGGTGCAAGCGCAGTTCCTAATGGAATTAGTGATATGATAAATAGTTTGCGTGGAAAGTCAAATGTTTCTTACGATGTTTCTGAATCTGATACATATCCCGGAGTGAGTAAAGAAACTGTTGAAGAATACTATAAGAGTGTTGGTCCAACTAATACAGTTGCTTCTTTGGGTGGTGTTTATAGGACATGCGTTAATCATATAAGGGATTTTAATAATCAAGTTGATAATCTTGTTCGTGGTAAGAAAGAAGAAGTTTATTTGAATTTGAAGAACGTCAATGGTACTGTTCGTGAGAATATGGATCGGGTTGATCAGTTGAGTGCATCAGCTATTCCTAATGGTTATGAGTATGATGGTAATACTACTACCGGGTTGAAATATATAAATCCTGTTAATGATTCATATCTTCAAGCTCGTAAAGATGGTAAAGGTGTTATTCCTTCATTGTTGATTTCAGGAGAGAATGGAACACATGAAGTTTTTAAGAATGTTAATAGAGAATGGTTGGCCCATGTTAAAAATATTTTAACAGGTTGGTGGGAATCAACTGATACGCTTTGTTGTATATTAAATAATATTTTGAGTGTAGGTCAAATGAAGACCGATATATCAGGTGGTAGAAATCTACTTTTAGCTATAAGGTCAGTTTTGGCGTTCTATAGGATATATTTATCATTTAAGACGAAGAGTGCCATAGCTAATCTTTTTAATATGATTATTGCTTTAATAAATGGTGTTTTTACTACTTTATTGTCAGCTCTTGCTACTTTTATACAAAGTCAAATTAATAAGTTTCTTAGTGATGTTGATATGACCAGGTTGTTGAGAGTTAATACGGAGTGTGTACCGTGGAATGATATGGTTATGAGTTTTAGTGTGTATTTAAAAAAATTTACTGAAGAGTTTGGATCTATGCTTATGGATTTCATAGGGAATGCTAAGATGATCAATATTGAAGCTGGAAAAGTTGCAAAAGATTCTGAATTATCATTGAAAATAGATAATTGGATTAATCTTATAGATTCTATTTTAAAATTTTTACGTGTATGGGAATTTTGTGTTAAAAACTCTGAAGATCCATATAATTACATGCGTACCGATGAAGCCAAGAATCATTTTAGTAGTATTGGTGGAACTATTTTTCCAGATGAGTCGATTGATGAAACTATACAAAAATTGAATAAAATCACTACTACATATAGTGCAGGAGATAATGTTATTTTACATGCGCCTGGTAAAAATATAAGTGATGTTATAAATGAAGTTCCAAGTGGAAGTGAAAAAACAAATAAATCCTGGAGTATTGATAAATCGGGTATAAACATATTATTGGTTAATTATTTAGGGTTATCGGAAGATGATGCACGAAGTGTTTTAAATGACAATGGTGATTGTGCGTGTGATAAGGTGTTAACTGATGAAGAGTTAACTATAATTCGTGATGCTCTTGAAAAAAGGAGTGTAAATGTTTAAATTTAAAGATATATTTGATTATGTTTTTTTTAAGAATGATAACACTCCAATTATTGATGAACCATTACGTTCTACCATAGATGTAACTAATCCTACAACTAAGACATCATCTATTGTAAAGACTTTAGTTGTTCGTCTTCACGAGAATTATAAAAAATTTACCCAGGGTAGATCTGTTGATTTGGCTGAACCCGATGTTACTTTGACGACTATAAAGAATGCCATTAAGGTTGAATCATATCTTCGTAGGTGCCGGGATAGATATGTAGAACTTATTTGGAAAAATGGATATGATTTTGTTGGAAAAAATCAGGTCGCGGTTGATTATGTAAAGCGCCGGTTTAAAGAGATAGCGTATGTTACGCAAAAACCCACTCAGAAACTTTTCGAAGATATTAGTAGTCAATTAATCCTTTTTTATAACTGTTTTATTTATAAAGCCCGAGATCAGAAATCATCTAGTGGTAAGCCTCGGGATTTCTTTAATAAGACTGTACAACCGGTTGCTGGTTACTATGTATGGGATTGTACGAAGATTAATATTCGTATTGATCAGAAGAAACGCCTCATTACTGAATATGAATACACAGATGACCGTATTGGAACGACATATCAAACGGTAGTTCCGTTTACTGATATGATACACATGATAATTGATAAGGCTGTTGACGGATTCTTCGGAGTTCCAGCAGCTATTTCTGTTTTGGATGATATTCGTGCACTTCGGCGTATGGAAGAGAATGTTGAAATCCTAGTTTTCCAACACACGATTCCATTAATCCAATATCAGGTTGGTACTCCTGAAATTCCTTGTCAAGATGGTGAAATTGATATGGTTAGGAGTGAAGTTGAAAATATGGTTGCCCAGGGCATGTTGGTTACACCTGAGCGCCATAAAATTGAAGCAATTGGAGCCCAGCGTGAGGCCCTCGATGTTGTACCATACCTTGAATATTTTAAAGCTAGGATTTTAACTGGTCTTGGCCAGTCTTCTGTGAGTCTTGGTGAAGGTGGTAGTTCGAATAGAGCAACTGCTCAGACAATATCTCAGTCAGTTATAGATGCTGCTATTAGATTTCAGACTAGCATTAAAACATACATTAATGAGTTTATGATAAACGAACTCTTAATGGAGGGTGGATTCGATGTTTTCTCCAATGATGATAATAAAGTTGAATTGTTTCTTCCGGAAATTGACCTTGATTCTAAAATACGAAAAGAATATCATTGCATGCAATTATACCAGGGTGGTTTATTGGATGAAAATGAAGCTCGGGTTGAAATAGGTAGAAAACCATTTGAAGATGCTCAGCGTGTTTTTACATATTTTGAACTTGTGACTTTACCTACTATTGTAGCACAAGCTCAAGCAAAAGCGACAGTAGCTGGAGCTGCTTCGGGAACTTCAGCTTCGCGCCAGGCAAAACAAGGAGCAAGTAGATCGGTTCCGACAAACCAATATGGCACTAAGAAAGTTGGACCGAATAAAAGGATAGATATGCTCGATTCAACAAAAGTAGTTTCTGATGATTTAGGTGGCATGATCGATGAGTATGGAGATAAATTTCGGATGCAGTATTATTATACGTTGGATGATATATTATCTTCATTGAATGAGAAGTCTTTTACGTCGGGAAAGATTGCTCTTCATTTGACGCAAGACATGGTATCAGAATGTGGAAGTCAATTTATTATTGCGGCGTACAAAGCCGGGATAAATCGTGTTGGATTCCATGACCAGATTACGGTTGATGCTGATCTAAAAATTATGCATATGGCACACACTGATGCACTTACCAGGTTCTTTGTTGACATGATTGATCGGGTGGATAAAAGTGGGCGTACGGATGAAGTTGTTACCAATATTTTTGAAAGTCAGGAATATCGTATACGCTTCATTGTTGATTGGTTTTTGAAGAAATCTTATTGGATGGGAGTTGCGTCTGCTTTGCAGGCCCACGGTAGAAATCCCATAAAATTGAAGCATACAAATTGTGAAAAATGCAATGAAAATCCAAAGGAAATTAAGTATGATGAATTACACATTGATATGATTCCTCCATATCATGCTAATTGTGATTGTGAAATTGAGTTATGAGATATTTTTACATAAAAGACTACAAAATCAATTATTTATTACTACTACATATACGAAAGGGGACATCTGTCTTTATGAGAGGTAACTATGAAAGGTGCATTTAAACCAACAGATATATTACATGATTCTTTTGCTGCTAGGTTGCCAGATACTACGCAGATTAAGAAAGAATTCGCTTCTCTTAAGGATTCTGGTAATAGACGGTTCCTTGAAGTTGAAGTTGATGTTACTCATGGTGGGTATGTAAACAAGAATGGAAATTATTATACACCGGACGGCCAGGCCAAAGGTGTTATTTCTTTTTTCTCACCTTATGCGAAACCAGTTTTGATTCACCATGACGGTGGTCAGGATCCAGTTGGCCGTACGTATGCGGGTTCGTGGATTCCTCTTCCAGGTATCCTTGATGTTAATACCAAGGATGATACAAAGACACCGAAATGTAAGATTCGCGTTAAATCGATTATCACTGATTCTGCAGCGATTGAAAAAATTTTAGATAAACGATACCTCACGGTATCAGTTGGTGGTGTTGCAAAAGAAACACCGAAATGTAGTATTTGTGATAATCTAGTTGATAGTGAGGAATGTACTCATCTTCGTGGTCATATATATGAAGGTAAGCAATGTTTCTGGAAGATTGGTGAAGTAGATTATAAAGAATACTCTTTTGAAAATATGCCGGCCGATTCTTCCACAGATCATGTGGCAGCTGTTGTCAGTATGCATTTGACAGAAAGTGATGTTGCCACGACTGATGTCCATGGATTTGCTGGTGATGGTGCGCGTGAAGCTGCTTTGGCAGCTTCACTGAAAGATTCTATAAACGCAGATAAACCAGGAGGAAAGTCTATGGATCAAAAACTTATTGATGAAATTATACAGAAGATAATGTTTGTTATCGATGAGTGTGAAGATTGCGGTGAAGATACTAGTGAATGGAAGGACGCAGCTGAGATTACCCAGGCTGAAGAACTTGGGAAAGAATTTGACCAGATTATGGACGTTATTTTGGGTGATGCCAAACTTACTGCGGAGCAGCGTAAAAATATGAAGTCAGAAACATTTTGTGGTCCTAACCGTTCATTCCCGGTTCCAGATTGTAAGCATGCATCTGTAGCAATGGCTTATCTTGGTAATCCTCGTGTTCAGGAAAAATATAGTTCTTCAGTTCGCGCAAGAATTGCTTCATGTGTGCGGAGCAAGGCTAAAACTTTGAATTGTCCCACATTCAAAGCAAAAAGTAGCGGTGATACTGATATGCAGCAAAAGTTGACTGATGCAACAACTCAAGTTACCACGTTGACTGCGGAAAATACACAATTGAAGAGTGATCTTCAGGTCAAAGATGCTCAGCTTTCTACAGCCAATACTCAATTAACTGAAATGCATACGGAAAATAAAAAACAGTTGGTTGAAAAGCTTGTTGATATATCCATCATTGCTCATTGTCAGTCAGTGAAGGATATTATATCTGAAAGTAATCCTGAAGAACGTAAAAAGAAGTATGATGCTGTTGTGACGTCGTTGATGACTAGGACTGTTGATTCGTTGAAAGATTCTATTAATGATGTTCACAAGGAAGTTACTTTCGATGTAAAAGATTTTTATAGGGTAGGTGATCCTACAATAACTGAAGATAAAAAAAAGATACAAAAAACAGAAACAGGTGAAGTAAAAACTGAACTTGGAAAACGTTTGTTTAAATAATTAAAGGAGGAAGATTATGGCTTATAAGCAGTTTAATTTTAATGATAAGATTCGCAAAATACCACAGAAGACTCTTTCTAGGGAGCACTTGACGTGGGAAGATGTAATGATGATTAAACTCCAGGTTATTAATCCAGAATATTCTGGGGTTTTGGCATATCCATATAAGTATCTCCCGGTTATGTCTGTAGTAGATGAATTGATTCATGGTGGAACTGAAGGTATTGTTATTCCAAAAGGTACCATTGTATCTCTTTTGACGAACCAGACCACCATTGCTTCTGGTATTCCAAATCCAACATCGTCAGGTACGATTCCTTGGTACATCGATGCAATCGATGGTGATTTGATTACCTCCCCGATTGATGATGCATATTTTGGTTATCCGGAAGGTGTTAATGCTCTCATCGTTCCATGTAATGGTGGTGATGCTTCTACTTACCATTATAGCACAGATGATGACACAGTTGAGGGTTGGACGACATCTACTACTACGGATCTTACTATTGCAGCCAATATCCCAATGGGTATTGTAATGCAAGATATCTACCAGGATATCCGTGGTAAGTACATTAACTACCAGACACACGATGCAACGACCACGATTATTGAAGGTCGTTTGACGATTCCGTTTGTTGATACTACGAAACTTTCAACTTTCGGTTCAGATGCTGATGTTGCTAGTGAAACTACTTCTGGTTACACGTCAGTATGGAAGAAATGGCAGTTCTTCTACTTTGCGGGTGAAAGTGGCGCAGGTCGTTCAGGTGCATTTGTAAAGTCTGATATGTATGGTAAGTTTGAATTGCAGAGTGGTGCAGTTGATGCGACCAAAAATATTCAGACGGTTGGCCGTGTTGTCGCATATGATTGTCGTTATCCGCGCGATCTTAGCAATATGATCCAGAATTATCCTGGTATTACAGCGCTTGGTAAGGTTACGGAAGGTGTACCGGTGGATCTTTACGTGTTTGCACAGACGGTTTTGGCAGCATGTGGTCTTCCTACGACAGCAGCCAATATCCTTCAGAGAATACAGGATGGTATGTTTGGCTTCGTTACTATCCAGTTGATCAAAGGATAATAGTAAATATAATATTAACTCTATACATGGAGGCATTAAATGAAATTAACTGATAAGGAAATTCAAGAGAAGATCTCTAAACTTTCCGATGAAGAAAGATCAAAGAGATATAATCGTGTTCATCGTCTCTTGACCAATAATGGTTTTGTAGATGAATTTAGTTCTCAGGCTACGATCCAAGATGTTATTACGAATGAGGATATTGCCCCATTCGTTCCGAAGGTGATCAAGAAGATCATCATCGACGCCATTGAGCCGCAGCTCATGATCGTGAAGAACCTGTTCGCCGAAGTTAATATTCCCGACGGACAGATGGTAGAAATTGGTGCAATCAGTGCCATCACAGCCGGAAAGATTGCCCAGGGTAGTGATTGGCCTACAGCAACCATTGCCATGGATAACGTAGGTGCAACGACACAGATTACCGTAGCGAAGTATGGTTGCGGTATCAACGTTGCTCGTGAAGTTATCGATGATAATCAATTCGATGTCATCAAACTCTGGCTTCGTGCCGCAGGTGCTGCTCTTGCTCGTTTGAAAGAAGCTCTTGCTATTCGTCTTATCGATGAGTTTGGTATCACGGTTCTTGATAATGCAACGCCGGCAAATGGTGACCTCAATGATGGTTATACCACCGGTCGTAGTATTGCTGGTGCAATGAATGGTACAATGACGCTTAATGACCTTTTCGATATGTGGGCATACCTTGCTCTCCGCGGTTTTACTCCGGATACTATAGTTATGTCGCCGTTGGCATGGAAGGTTTTTGCTGTTGATCCTCAGCTTCGTGAGATCGTATTGAAGGGTGCAGTTCTTGCTACTCGTCGTATGCCTCTTGGTGCTGCAGCATCCGGTTGGCCGGATGTAATGGGTGGTCTTGGTCTTTATAGCAAGGCGACAGGTGATGAGTATGGTTCAAGTGCTTGGACGCAGGGTATAACGCCGGTCCAGAATTCTTGGAACATTCCTCCGTCATACCTTCCTTCCCCGTTGAAGGTTCTTGTCAGCCACCTCGTTCCATTTACGGAAAGAAGTGGAAAGAAGCCTCTTACCGATATCATTATGTGTGATAGTCAACGTTGTGGTATCTTGGTTCAGAGGGAAAGTCCAACAACAGAAGAAGCCGATATTTTTACCAACGACACACATGTTGTTCATATATATGAACGGTATGGAATGAATGTGTTTGATCAAGGTAAAGGTATTATTGTTGCACGTAACATTGTTATTGACAACAACTATGTGTTCGATAATGTTAATAGTCAGACACTTGCTGCGCCGTCAGCACCAAGTATTTAATTAAGTTAACATAATTAGAACATAGTAATATAAGAAAGGCTGGATTAGTCAGCGATCCGTGAGGACAAATTGATCTAGTCCAGCCTTTCAATTATAAGAGGAGGATGTATGACTCAGCAGTCTAACCATCAAGAAGAGAAGTGTAAATTGATTGGCATGGAAATTGTTTTAGACCCAAAGAAAAGTGGTATGTTTTATGATCCAATCAATAAGATAGCATTGGGTTTTGGGAGTGGTAAGGTTCTTGATAAAGGAAAAGCAGTGAATGCATCGGGTAGTGACAAGTTTACGTTCAGTGATGGTATGGATCCGGTGTACATAGAACGTGCAATCAAGGCGGGTGTGTTACGGGTCATGAAAGACGGAAAAGACATGAGTGAGAAATTTGGAGGACCTAAGATTTCAACAGCTTTCAAGGGTCCTATTGTTGAAGGTGCAATAAAACCTCCGGCAAAATCCGATATTCCTCTTCTTCGTGTATTAGCGCTTAACAATCAAACTGAGATTATTAGACAGGTTCGTTCTTTAAAAAATTATGCACAATTGGAACGTCTTAAAGAGTTGGAAGAGATGGGTAAAAATCCATCTTCTCACGCTCGTGTAAATGTTCTTGATATCATTGTTGATGAAATGAAGACGGTACCCGGGGTTGGTGAAGCTCGAGAAATACATGATGGAAAGGAAGATAAGATAACATTGAAATAAGGATGATTGAATGGCAATCGTTAGTTCTATACCGAATAATTTTACATCTGACGTAGTACGTAATATATTTATTCGTGTTCAGTTCGATACACCGTTGGATAGATCAACGATCACGAAATATACAGTCATTCTCATTGAAAGTGAATCCCAGGATCCAGTTGATGGTAATGTAGATTATATTTTAGGCACAATGACGGTGACGTTTCAGCTCTTTGGTTATTTGAAAGCAAATACAGATTATACACTTCTTCTTATCGGTGGAACTTCTGGGATCAAGACTTTATCCCCGAATGTACCTTTTAGTAGTGCTAACTACTCCGTGTCTTTCAAGACGGGTGTTACGATTGATCCAGCACTTGCCTTGGCTACAAATGCCACATATGATGATGGACCTGCATTCCAGGGCGAAGCTGGTATATACAAGGAAACATTTGATCGTACTGGTGATACTGTTTCGCATATTGTTACCACATCTGCCCAAGTTGGTCCGAGTGGGACTATAATACCAGCTCCGTGGGGTGCTGAGCGGTATTTACCATCGAGTGGCACAGTCCCTGATGTAGATGAGTTTTTACTTGAAAGTTCTGTTCCATCGAATGGTGAAGTTGATGTAATTGGTGATGATATTGTTTTGACTTTCAACTCTAATATTCAGTCAGTTGGTTCTGTATCAATTCAGGTTGTTGATTTTCTTCAACAAGAACGCGTTGACGAAAATAATATTGATAATTATACGTGTGCGATTTCTGGTGATACATATACAATTACACCAAAGGATCCGTTAACTGATGGGTTGACAAGCAGTGCAATCTACACTATTACATTGACCGATGTTGTAAGCACCCATGGATTGTCAATTGATACAGTTACTATTGAATTCAGAACAAAGATAGTTCCCTTTTATAGTACGGTTAGATTGATCAGGAATTTGGGTCCATTGGTTGCTGCCGAGAGTGACGAATCTATCACTTTATTGATTTATGAAAATTCACTCTGGATTTATCAAACAACACAGACGTTCGAAATAGATGCCCCTCCTCGGGCTGCTAATGACTATGTTGCTTGTAAGACAAAACTTGACTTGATTTATAATCGTTACTTGGTTGGTGGTCAAGTTGAACAAAAAACATTGGTTGATCTTACGATTCGATACGGACCCGCAATGAGTTCTATCGTAGGAAAAAAGATAGCTGAACTTGAATCGTGTGTTAATAATAATTTGGTTGCTCTTGGTGCCACAGGAAAGTTTATTGCTCCGCAATCGGCCGTGAAATCAACGAATGATTCGCGGTTTCCTATCAGTGAATCTGGTTGGAAACGTTTAAATAATAAGGATTTTACATAATGGATCTTAGGAATGAGTTTGATGACTTGATTACAAATATAGAAGGTGTTGGAAGATGGATTGTTCTCCGGCATTTTAGTAGCGAACATTCTGATAATTGGAAACCTGAAACAAGTGAAGCTGTTGGTGGGCCGGCATATAAGTATACTGATGTTTTGACTGAGGTTTATTCGGCTCCTTTAATATCACGTATGGTTATAAATAATCAGGGTATGGAGATGGTTCAAGTTGGATCCGTTGAAGAAGAATATTTAAAATTTTATTTTAAATATAATATTAACGTAAAAGAAAACGATGAGATTTTTGAACTGGATTATGCTGAAAAAGCAAGACCTACTATAGTATACGATGAGACTCAAGAAGATATTTCAGCCGGAATTGTGATGCCAAAAGAAAGATATAAAATAAAAAAGATTACGTCGTGTAGATGTGATGGTGGAAGAATAGAATATAAAATCGCATATGCTTATAAATCGTTTGTGAGATAAAAATGGTATTGAACTCTAAAATAGTTACTCCGGACTTGAACAGTCAAGCACTCATTGAGTCTATTACAGAAACGACAAAAGCGAGTGGTAATTTAACACTCGATCAGTTATTTAAGTTAATGTATTATACGCTTCAAATCGAGCAACCGGGATTACGGTTTGCTCCTGCATATCCACAATACCTTATTCCTGGGACTAAAGAATATGAGGCTGAACAGAATGTTCCAATTGATGAGAAAAATCCAACTTCATTATTTTCCGATACGATTACATATATGGTTACTCGTCAGGAACCAGGATCCATTGGAGGGAGTAAACAACCATTCAGTGGAATGAATCGTGAACTTGTTCCACGTGTACGCGGTACTATAAAAAAATCTGAAGATGAAACATATTTGGTGTATGGTCAGTGGCTTGATACTCTTGTGCAGTTTGATTTATGGTCATTGACAAGTTATGAAGTTGAGCAACAAGCGTTGTGGTTTTTCAGATTTATGACCACACATAGAAATTTTTTTAAACAAATGGGATTGTCTGAGACGTTTTTTTGGTGGAGAGGGCGGGACGCTGTTGCTAATAATTTGAGAAATAGTTTACATGTGCGTACGCTGGTTTATTATATACGCGTAGAGGAACTTTCGTATGAAGAAGAATATAATTTGAAGGAAATTCAACTTCAGGTAAATACAATATTGAAAAACGAGGAGGCATAATATTTTTGAGGTAATAAGTGCCTTATAAAGACAAAGAAAAACAAAAGAAGCACGATAGAGAATATCGTAGGATTAATAGGGATAAGTATAACTTTAGAAGAATTTGAAATTTTTTGGCAAAAACCATGTTATTATTGTGGTGATAGTATTGAAACGATTGGGATCGATAGAATAGATAGTACTAAAAGTTATACGTTTAATAATATCGTGTCGTGTTGTCCAGTGTGTAATTATATGAAACGCGATTATACTAATAATTTTTGGATTAAACATATAGAAAAGATACTCAAGAAACATGGATTGTAATGAATTAAATAAAGGAGGCAAACAATATGTCAACAAACGATAATCTTCCCAATATCATAAGTAACTTACAAGATGGTAATCTTAATACATCTCGTCAAGTTGATTTAGGGGATCGAGTACTTGTAATTGGTACTAGCAGTAGAGGTCCGATCAATCAACCTATAAGATGTCAGACACCCGATGATGCTGCTAGTGTTTTTGGTAGCAATACGGTTGGTACATTGGTTCGTGGTATGGCCGAGGTTTACTATGGACCAAATGGAACAAAGGATATTTGGTGTTGCAGGATTTCTAACGGTAAAGAAGCTACGTTGGATTTATATGAAACTCTCAGTGCAGAATTGGATGAACTTCCAACTTATGACGAGGATTTGGCCCGTGTTGTGGCGATGACGGTTGAAGCACTTGAACCTGGTGATATTTACAATAGTGTAACATTTCGTCAGACGATGTATAATGGTCAACTTTCGGTTATTTGTTATAACCCTGTAACTGGTCTGGAGACCGTTATTCCTTATGATCCAACAGGAATAACAGCTGGTTCAGTTTCTGATACTGTTGGTTTGGCAAATGCAATAAATCTTGATCCTAATATGGGTAAAATTGTAAAAGCTACAGTTACCGAGATGGATATGTCAGCGACATTCACTGTGGATAGCGCTGATGTAGCTGTGTCTGGAAGTATCTTGACTCTTACTGGTGATACATTGGAAATGGATCTTAATTGTGCTTTGACGACAGCAGATACTAGCGGTGATGGTTATACTGATTCTGCTGATGTTTCTCCTTCCGGTATTCCGGTAACATCTGGTAACAGGTTGGTTGAACTCGTTGATGTATATGAATTATCTAATGAACTCGTAGAGTTGAAAACTGGAGGTTATACTTCAATTGCACTTCCTTATCCTGTTCAACAGACGGGTGGTGTGGCAGAAACGTGGTTGGATTTAGATGGTAATGTTTCTGGCGGTGGTATTGGTAAACATAAAGTTGTGAATGCTTTTATTGCTACTGCGGATGGCACGGTAAAAGTATTTCCATTTACTGCATATGAAGCTATTGATATAACGACGTTTAAACTTCATCGTACATCATCTGCTGGAACGACAGTCGAAGTTTCTGCAAGTGATTTCGATATTACGTCAGTTGGTGGATCTGAAAATGATTATATTGCATCTGTTACTTTTAAAACTACAGTTGCTGCACCTACAACGGATTCTATTCTTACAGTGACATATGATTCTGAAGAGTTTGCTTTAACCAAAGCTTCAAGTCTTGCTGCTTGTCGTGAATCGAATAGTTATCGTACGTATTTTCCTGCTGGTGATAGAGTAAACTGGGGTACTGCTCAACCTTGCGATATTGTTGTTTGTTACCCAGCTCAGAAGACATTTGAGGTGGATGTTGATGTTGTGATCTCTGATGCTGAAAATGGTATTATTCAGTTTGGTAATCCTGATAAACAACCTAACTATACTGCTATTGGTGGTTCTAATCTTTATATTAGTTGGAAATATCAGCCAGGTTGGGTTGATCTTGGTACTGGCGCTCTTGCTCTTACCGGTGGTTCCAATGGTGTAGTTATGACGAATGCTCAGAAATACAGTGTTCTTGAAGATTGTTATGAAGCACTCGCGGATTTTGAGACGGATTGCATTGTGTTGATGAACAGCTATCTCGATGATATCAAGAGAGTCTACGATGAAGAAACTGGATTGCCAGTGAATGTAAATGCTGGTTTTGGTTCTCAGCTAGAAGCTTTCTTGGAATCTCTTCAGGATGGTGTTAATGAAACATATGGCATCATTGCTGTAAAGCCGGCCGATAGTCCATCTGCAGCTGATGTTGCTGATTGGTATGAGAAGATGACTGTTGTTAGTCAGTTAGATAAAACTCGTGCGGCAAATGTCATGCAGAGTGTGAATTATCGTCATCTAAGCATTGTTGCATTCGAACCTATTATTGCAAATCCAGCATCTAATATGGCATATGTTGCTACTGGTGAAGCTATATATGCTGGTATAGTGTGCAAGCTTCCCATTACGTCTGCTCCAACATGGAAGAATCTTGGCACTCAGGTTCCTTACTGCCGGTATAAATTATCTCCGCGCCAGGCGAATGTTTTGACTGGCCTTCGTTATGTTACAGCTACCTTAACTCCTGCGAATGAATGGAAGATCACGGATGCTCCAACAGCAGCTGCAATTGGTTCCGATTATGCTCGGTTCTCTACGATACGCATTGTTTTTGCTGCTATGGATGTTGTTCGTGCATGCGGTAGTCCATTTATAGGTAATTTGTTTGGCCCAGTGAAACGTGCGGCATTGGATACAGCTATTCAGAAAAGTTTGTACAATATGAAGGATGCTGGTGCATTAGCTAATTTTGAATTCAAAATTGAACAAACTGCTGCTGAGCGCGTTTTAGGTATTGGCCGGGTTAACTTGGTTTTGTGGCCGGAATTCGAACTTCGTCGTATAGAAGTGACAGTTAAACTTTCGAATTCTTAATTGAAATAAAACGTGAAGTGAATATATAATGTATTGTAGGTGATTATCACCTAAGGAGGTAAATTATGGGATCAACATTACCATCTCAAGAATTAAGTGGTACTTATAGTGTATTTACTGGTACAGATATATATACTGTTTTTCAAGACATGGTTATAAGTACCCTTCAGGGTATTAGTTATAGTATTACCAGGCAAAAAGCTCCCATTTACACAATGGGTTCTGCTGATCCTCGTGGATTTGCTCGTTCGAAAAGAGGTATAGCTGGAAGTATGATTCTCACGTCTTTTGATAGACACTGTTTATCAGATTTCATGAGGACATCTTCTTTTGCGGCGAAAAAGGGTAGTTTGGAAACAACATCTACAAATCCATATAAGGCTGAACTTGGTGTTTCTCCATCGACATTGCAGAGTTCAATTCAAACACTTAATCCGAGTCTTGTTGGATCTTCTATAGGTCTTGCTGCTGCAGGAGCTGTTAAGAGTAGTGCTCCAGATCAAATGTCTGAACTTAGTACGCCGATGTTTACCGATCAGTTGATGCCGTTTGATATTACGCTAATGGCATCTAATGAATATGGTACTGGGGCTGTGATGCGTGTATTTGGAGTTGAAATTCTCAATGAAGGTGCTGGTGTGTCTATTGATGACACATCAAACGAAGTGCAGATGACGTATATCTGTCGCGTTATTTCTGGATGGGTACCGCAGAAGTTTACTACTAGCAAAGAAGAGTAATTACAATGGGATATAATGATGGATTCTCACCAACTAGAGTTTACCAACCTTTTTGGCGGAGAAGATATCAACCATGGATTGATTCATCGTCATATAGTGGTTGTGATATAATACCTGTTGTATATGGTATAGATGCAACTACTAAATCCCCGGCTCTTTTTGTGTTAGGTAATGTTCAGACATTCACATATAGTATTCATAGTGAAATAGGGGCTGTTAAGACTTTGGGAAGACGTGGTCCTAAGGGTATAACTCGCGGTCCACGAACTATAGCTGGGAGTATTATATTTTCTGTTTTTGATCGACGAGCTTTGTGGGAATTGGCTAAAGATAAAAATAATAACACTAAACGTGTGACTATCGCCGATGAACTTCCTGGGTTTGATGTTATTCTTTATTTCAGTAATGAGTATGGTGAAGAGTCTACGTTGATAGTTTATGATATTCATATAGGTGACGAAGGCCAGTCTCACTCGATTGAAGATGTTTATATAGAGAACACCATGAGTTACATGGCTACCGGTATAGATCTTCTTCAGGCTCAGGAAAATGGTGTACCTTCAACTGCATCGTTTATATCAAATGAACATGAAATATCAAGGCGTGAATCTATATCAGGTTTACCATATAATTACACATATGTTGAATAGATTAGTGTTTTATAAAAGACCCTGGCTTTTGTCAGGGTCTTTTTTTTGTTGAAAAAATACATTTTTTGTATATATTATATGTCAGAAGTTGTAATGGAGAGTTCAATGAAAAAATTACTTTTATTTTTTGGATGTTTTTTTATTTTAGGATGCTATCGTGGGAATATTCGTAAGGTTGATACTACACCCAATGTTAATATAGTTGAAATTCGTGGAATGACAATTAGATGTGATTGTTTTTTTGACTTTGATAGTTATAAACTTTCTGATAAGTATAAGGAAGATATAATAAAATCTCTTACTGATTTTGGTAATGAAGCGGAAGGATGTGAGTCTATATATATCGAGGGATATTGTGATGAACGTGGTACTATTGAATATAATGATGATTTGGCAGCAAAAAGAGTTATATCTGTTATGGATTTCCTAAAAGAATGTGGAATAAATATTGTTATGAATTCTAAAGTTTATGGTGAGAGAGTGATATTAGTAGAAGGTCGTACTGAGGAATTTTGGGAAAAGAATAGAAAAGTTATTTTATACATAACCGGGAGGAAATAGTGAAGAAATTATTTTTGATTTTTGGTATTTTGGTTGCTTGTTGTTTGAAATCTAATGCGTCATTGCAGGTTTATGTCCGTGGAAATTTACCTGCAGATGCTTGTGATGAATTTGTTATAACTGTGTCATCTTCTGAGGTTACGACTGTTCCTGCCCTTGGTAATATAGTTGTCAATGGAGAAACTATAAATGCCGGTATAGCGCGATATTTTATAAATAATGGTAGTAGTATTATACGATATAAGTATTCAAGTTCTGAGAATGTTGGAACGGAAGGTACTCCAATGATGGGTGTGGTGGGAGCAGGCCTTATCGAAGATATATGGTTTGGTCCCGTGTATTTACAAGGTGAACCTGGTAGTGAAACAACCACTCTTATTCTTAAGGTATTGAGGAGGACGAAATAATCATGAAAGTGTTATCACTTATTTTATTATTTCTATTTCCATCTATGTTATGCGCTAGTACTATTATAACTCCGGGCGGTGGTAGTAGTACAGTTGATACTTCGGGTGATAATACATGGACAGGGAAGAATGACTATACCCAGAAGGTTACTGCTCCAGAATTTGAAACAAGTATATCTTCAGACGGTGCGCCTGGGCAATTGGTAGTGAAGACTTTGGTAAATGGGGTGACTACATATAATATAATTCAAGCTCCTCTACAAGCAAGTGCAACTGCAACTTATGTATTGCCTGTATCAAGTGGTAACATAAATCAGGTAATGATTCTGGGAGATGATGGTCAGTTTAAATGGGTAACTTTTAATAGTACAGGAAGTATTCAATTGTCAGTAGATGGAAGTGGTAGCGCTGTGACGGTAGATTCAGGAACGTGGGTATGTATAGAAGACTATTACTATATAGATGGATTTGAAGTAACGTCGGATGTTTCCGGTTCTATTCAGGTAGATATTAAAACTTGTACATATGCTACATTTGGTACTTGGACTTCAATAACAGGGACAGAAAAGCCTACTTTAACAGGTGCTACAAAGGCAGCAAATTACAATCCAACTACTTGGACAAGATTATTAAATCCAGGAACATATATTAGAATGAATATAGAAAGTGCTTCAACTTCAACCAAAGTAACAGTTAGGTTGATATTGAAGAGACTATAAGGATTGAACTATGAGAAAAATACTTTTAACTTTACTATCTTTATTTGTTTTGACAGTTCCAAGTTTTGCTGTATTTAGTACAAGTACAGTATGGCAGTGGGATGAAGATGGTAGCTCAAATTATGGCGGCGGATTTGATCCTACACTTGGTGGTATAGATTACTCAGTAGGATACTCTACTCCTACTAAGTTTACAGATATTGTGATAGGTAATTCCAGCATGACTATTACAAGTGCTGCTAGGCCTTTTGTGGCTACAGATGCAGGTAATTATATAGTTATTTGGGGAACAAACCAAGCTAGATGCGAGATATTGAGCGTTGATGGTAGTAATGTAGCAACTCTTGATCAATCAGCCGGGACAGCTCTTTTGGAAGGGTGTACAGCATACTTAGGCGGTTCGTTAAACTATGTTACAGATGCAATATTAGAATCTGTTGTAGAAGGTAATGTAATTTATGTAAAAGGAAATGTTAATACTGGTGGAAATATCAATGTAATTTATGGTATTGGGGTCACTTCTTGTACAATAGAAGTTATAGGATATGATACAGATAGAGTTTCTACAAATGTGTGTTCTGGGGTAAGTAGACCTACGGTAAGTGAGGGTAGTTATAATCTTAATTTTGGTAGGTATTGTAATGTTAAAAATGTGAGGTTTACAGGAACAGGTACTCCGGTATTTGGAACAAATGGTTATAGCATATGTCAAAATTGTCATTTTGAAAATACTAGTCTTATAGCTGGTCGAAACGCTTATCAAAGACCTACCGCTTCTAATTCACAGGTTATTAATTGTACCTTTTCTAATCCTACAGGGTATGGATTTGTAGATTCTGGTGGAACGTCATACTTAAATTCAGTTATATTAAACTGTACTTTTTATGACTGTTTAACAGCAATTGGTATTACAAATGGTAATCCAGTAATTGAGTTTAATACTATTTATAACTCAACTATAGCAATTAGTTTTGTAGGTGCTTCAGTTCGTCTAGGTTCAATATCTAACAATACAATTTATAATTCTAGTATTGCTATAAATTTAAATGGTGCAACTAATGTGTGCATTAAAAATAACATTATTTCAAATGTGCAAGTTGATTTGTATAACAATGGAGTAACCAACTTTGAGACTTACATAGATTACAATGATTTCTGGAATGTTGGTACCCATACGGCTAATCTTTTATATGGTTCACATAATTTATTTGTAGATCCACAGTTTACCGATGTGGCATTAGGGGATTTTTCGATAGGAACGAATTTAGCAAATAAAGGCTTTCCATATAATATAGACATAGGAGCTTGGCAGAGGGTAGCTGGAACAGCAGCTGGTGGTCAGAAATTTTCTATTACCGTGCAATAATATGAAAAAAATATTACTATCTTTATTGTTGTTGAGTGTTTCTACTTTTGCGTTTGGAGCCACTTACTATATATCCCCCTCTGGTAATGATTCTACAGGAAATGGTTCTTTGTCAGCACCTTGGAAATCATTTGCAAAATGCTTTGGGGAGATGTCAGCAGCAGATGAATTAATATTACTTGATGGAACGTATTCTAATGACATAGGAACTGGTTATATAAATAATACAAATGGTGGTGCAGAGCCTCTTTGTGGACAGCCCCCTTCCGGTACAGATATAAATAACATGACAATCGTGCGAGCATTAAATGAGGGTAGTGTTACTGTTCACGGCACAACACAAAGCTATAGAAGTTCATTATTGTTGGGAGCTAGCGATAGAAAAGACAGCTATATTCAAATACAGGGTATTGTATTTGATACTGGCGGTGGATATATGTGGAATACTTCGTATTGTACTGTTAAAGATTGTGGTTTTCATAAAATATCAAAAGGTTCTGGTGCAGTATTTGCTTGTGGTGTTTCTGAAGCTACCCATGGTTTTGGCAATGATTATAATCTTTTTGAGGATTGTTGGTTTTGGGGGCAGGAACGGCTTATAGTAAGTAATTATAACTCGGATTATAATATTTGGCGTCGTTGTGTTGTTAGAGGTGATGGTTGTAGTACTATGGATACTTCAGGTAATCCAAACGTAGGTTTTACAGTATATGATTCCAGCTATGTTTCGGTTCAGAATATGATTATTGTTGATAGGATTCTTGACGGAGGTTATCCATTCGGTTCTTTTGCTTCTGCTCAACATACTTCAGGCAGTCACTATTTAGGTCCCGTGGAGTGGCTCGGATGTATAGCATTGAATTCCGCAGACAATGGATTTTGTTTTGGAGCCGATAACGCTAATTCAAATACTTATACATTAAGAAACTGCATTTCTTGGGATAGTGCTAGTTTTAATATCCAGATCCCTGGAGATGCATATGATATTTATTTAAGAAATATTACAATGGGTGTTAGCTCAGCAACGTCTGTTAATAATGGAGATAATTTAAGGGTTGCTCCAGAAGTAGTTGGTGGGGATATTTCAAATTTAATAGCATATAGTTCTGAAAGGTATGCTATTAATAGTGTGGTAAAATCATCATATGTGTGCGTATTTAATGTAGTAGACAATTTTAACCAAACTACACCGACTGTAGGGGTCATGACTTCTACGGATCCTATTTCCAGTCAATCACTTAAATACTTAATTCGTATAGAGGAAGGTAGTTTGCTGAAGGGTACAGGTGATGGAGGAGAAGATTATGGAGCTAATGTAATTTATAAATATGGTGTAGATGGAACTAGATTTGGTGATTCTGGATATAATTCATTGTCTTCTTCTGACTTATGGCCTTTTCCAAATGAAGATTTAATTAAAGATTTCTTTGCGGCATCAAGTACTAGAGGTTTTTGCACAGAAGAAAAGCAATTAAACAATTTAGATGAAGTAACATTAACTTCATATATATGGGAATATTTAGGAAACCCCATTCCCGCAGATATCTACTCATCAACTTTTTCCGCTCCAAGTAATTTAGTAGCTATGGTGGCATCTTCTACTACGATAACATTAAATTGGAGTAATAATGCATCCTTAGCAGAGGGTATTAGTATAGAGCGTAAATCGACAGGTTCTTATGTTCCTATCTGTAATGTATCATCTAATACGGTCTCTTATACAGATATAAATTTAGACCCTAAGACAACCTATTATTATAGAGTTCGTGCTTATAAGGAAAATTAATGTTTAAAAAAATAATAGTTTTATTATCGTTATTGGTTTTGCCAGCTTTTGGATATTGTGCAGGAACTACCTATTATGTTTCAACTGATGGTAGTGACTCTACAGGTGACGGAAGTTATGATAATCCATGGTTAACGCTAAAATATGGTTGTGCAACTATGGACTCCGGGGACATTCTTATATTGAAAGATGGAACATATGTTGACGTTACTCCGACTGCTCTTGGATGTGATAATCAGATACGACCACCAAGCGGTACAACACTTAATCCCACAATAGTTAAAGCTGAACATGATGGACTAGCTATTTTAGATTGGTCTGGATGTGGTTCAGTTCAAGATGGAGATGTACCCATAAGAATTTATGAGTATGATACAATCCGCTCATCAATAACAATTCAAGGAATAAAGATAATAAATGCTACAGCATCTGTGTATACTCGTAGTTGCAATAATATTAAGATACAGAGAGTAAGAGTTATTGCTTCTGCTCCGAGTGGAACGGATACTTCTGGATATGGTGAGCCGTTTGCAGTAGATAGAGACAGTCATTATTTACTATTAGAAGATTGTTGGGCTAGTGGATGTATAAGATACGGCATAAAAGTACAGGGAGATTTTGGGAATGCCACTGGAATAAATACAGACCACATAATAATAAGGCGTTGCGTTGTCCGTATGGACTACAAGGCAAGCACTCAGCCAAAGGCTTGTTTTGCAGCTTACGGTGGTTATAGTGTTGATGCTGGAACAGTAGACGATATAATATTTCAAAACTGCATAGCTATAGATTGGAATCCAGAATCGGGAATGACTGATTCTTATGCAGGTTTTTATGCTCCTCATAGAACAAAAGGTGTTAAATGGGAAGGTTGTATTTCTTTAAATTTACGGCCAGGCAGCTCAGGAGCAAGTGGTTTTTATGCTCTAGATGATAAACAAGAAAACTGGGGTCCTTCTACACTTGAGAATTGTGTATCATGCGATGTTAGAGGTCGTGGTATATATTGGGACAGAGGTGGAGTATTTGATGTAAGAGCAGTTACAGCGACTGCTACGAACTGCACTCTATATAAATCTTCTAACCCAGCATCGACAGGAATATATGCTAGTGATAGGAATGTTTCAGGTGATTGGATAGTTTCAACTTTAAAGAATAGCATAGCAGATGATTCTCAGCTTAATACCACTAATTTGGATATAGAAGATTATAACTGCTATAAT